TTATGAATGGTTGTTTTTTTGAATGTTTTAAACAAAAGCATTGATTATTTTTTTCAAATTTGGCTGGTTTATTACACGGCCCTTTTTTGTCGATAGTTGTACACTTGTATGTTTCATTTTGTTCCGATATATTAACAATATCCCATTTTGTTATTTTAAATTTTGGGGTACCTTCGACAATTTCTTCAAAAAGACAAAATGCTAAATTTTTAATTCCAACATCAATTGATAAAATTTTCATGTTATGTATAATAATAATAATTCATGTTATTATTATATTGTTTTTTATTTATTGTTTTTTTGATTAAGCAAAATTCGCCGGATTAATGGATGGTGATATCAATCTAGAATTTAATTGTTCACGGCTAATGTATGGATTTTTTAAATCACTGCTACAGTATCCGTAGCCAGGTTTACTCGTGTCAAATGAATTTTTATACAAAAAAGGTACATTTGCGGAGGGGGTTGTATTTGTTTCTGTGTGAGGATTTAATCCTAGGTCATAACAAGATTCCATTGAATTATATTTCATAATTTCAACCCCATTGTGTTGTAAATATTGGCGATAATTCCAATTTGTATGGATGTTTTCTTGCGCCTGTATACGATTATTGATTACAGCCTCTGGTTGCCAAGAAGCAAAATTGCGACCATCGCTCATCAAGGGAGGAAAATTAAAATGAATATTATTAGATGCGTTAAAACATGTTGCCCAACCAGCCATTTAATATATTTATATATTTTATTTTATTTTTATTTTATTCAGCTCCTAACAATTTAAGCATTTCGTTTTTTTTTAATTTTGAGGAGTCCACCACAAGACCTTTTTGAACAATGATGTTTCTTAGTTTTCCAATAGATAGTTTTTTATAATCTAAATTTTCAGCACTTTTTGATTCATCTAAACTAGCAGAAATATCGATTGATTTAAAATTAAAATCTAGAGCATCTATATTTTCTTGTATGACTAACTCATCTAAATTATTGGTATTACCATTATTTTGTTCACTTTTAACAGATTCCAAATCAGATTCAAGGTCGAGTTCTGATTCCGTTTCAGATTCAGAATCATGAATATCATCATCAAAATCATCTAAATCTTCTACTTCACTTTTATTGGGCTTTGTATCAGTACCTAAACTGTGTAATTTTAAAATTTTAACATCATTAAACTCTCCGATTTCAATAATTTCATTGTTTTCTAAATCTTCTACGTCTGAGTTTGAATATTTGGAATCATCGGTTTCTCCCGACGAAACAGAATCATCATCGTCGTCGTCGTCATCATCATCATCATCTTCATCCGATGACACTCTAATTAATTCAATATGTTTTTTATTATGAGATGAGTTATCTTGATTTTGAGATAGATTTACGCCTAAAGAACCCCCAGAACTAGGCGCGCTTAAACTAACTTTAATCCCATTCATTTCTTCAGCCATAAAGGTTACAAGACTAAGCATAGAAGTCATTTTATGATTTTGTTCTCTTATTTTAGTTTCAAAATAAACGACTACTAATGAAACAACCAACACAAGTATTCCTAAAAACATAAAAAAAGTTGGATTAAAAATATCAATTAATGAAGGCATTATTTATTACAAAAACATAATATATTTAAATTATTTAACTAACGAATATTTAATTCAGGTGTTTAATTGTATTTTCAATTATTTCTGTTGGATAATTCATGTCACTCAAAACATTAATTCCTCCTTTAACTTCAGAAATCCCCTCTTTTAATAGATAATTGTATGTAATTTTATTATTTTCTTTTATAACATCCATATGACAATTCATAACCTGCTTGTTTTTCTTTAATTTTTTACAAATTTTAGTAAAGTGTGTTGTCAAAATACATGAGATATTTTTATTTTTAACTAAGTATTCCATAAATGATATCGCACTAACCACAGCTTCATCCGGATTTGTACCAGAATACAGCTCATCAAACGCGCAAAAATGGGTATCCGCTTTATTTGAATCAACAATATTTAATATATCTTTACATCTTCTGGCTTCGGCTTGGAATAAACTATCTCTCCCGGAGGTGTCAGGAATATTTAAGTAACAATGAACATACTTGAATGGTTTTAATTTTGCGGAATCATAAAAGCCGCACCCAAATTGTTGAGTTAAAATAATATTTATTAAGGTGGACTTAAGAATTGTGGTTTTACCTGACGCATTAGGTCCTGTAATAATGATATTTTTGTTTAATTTAATATTATTTTTAACGGGATTTTCATTTTTTAAAACAGCATAATAATTATTTTTAAACTCATTTTTTGTTTTTTTATCATTCGGCTGGATAAACTCGGCAAAACATATTTTTCTCTCTTCCACATTAGTTATCAATCCTTCCAAACAATCAACATAACCATTAAACCCGAATGAATATAAGAACGCGTCGTTGTATATTGTACTATCATATAGTTCATAAAAGTATTTAAGAATTTTACCAATTTCAAATACTTTTTGAAATGAAAATTTATATTCTGAAATAAACTCAATCTTGTTTTTAAATTCAATTAATACATTCATTTTAGTGTTTACTACATCATTAAATACCGCATGAGAAGGTAACGCATTTGAATATTTTAAATAATTATTCATATTTCTAATAGTATGATTTAAATATTCTCTAATTTCATTAAAATGATTGTGAATTTTAACCATGTTATGATTAAATCGAATACATACCATAACATTTTGATATATGGAAAACACATAAAAAGCGGCAGAAATCAATAAATATATTTTTTGATTTAATTCTACTTCATTAAATTCAGTGAAAAGTCTGCCAATGGCATTCTTTTTAATAATTTCCTTTAAAACCACGCAATATTCTGCCATGGTTATTGTTAAACCTTTTAATTTAATTACAAAAAAGGGAATAATTAAAATTATAATTGGTACAAAAAAAGAAATAACTGGAGAAGATAAATTATATACGCTCATAATTTGTAAAAATTGGTCTGATTTATTCAAAAATTCTAACATAGGCCAATCAATGTAATAATACTTTTCTTTAAAGGCAGTGTCATTTTTAATTTCGTTCCAAATACTAATGATATTATTATAATTTTTATAAGGGTAGTCTATTTTTTTATACGTTTGAATTAATGTTTGTGTATCCGTTAAAAAATTAACATCTGTTGTGTAGTATTCAGATACTTGCTCAATAAGTTTTGAAGAAAATGAATTATTATTATCAAACACAAAATTATATATTGGATTGCGAGAGTTATCATCATTAATTGTGGTTACTAATTCTAGTTCGGTTGTGATATGTGGTTGTAAACTAATTTTATGTTCATTATAAAAAATGGGTAATTTAAATTCATCATTAAATTTTATTTCATTTTCTTTTTCTTGATTATCCACGTCCATTTTAATATATTGTAAAATAGATTTATATTAAATTTATTTTACGAATTTATGGGTTATTTACGATTTGTTTTGGTTTACTTATGTAAAACTTCAACATTAGCGGGCATCTCTTGAATTTCACAAGCATAATACTCCTCAATTTCCTTAAGTTTAGGAACATCCCGACGAGTAATAAAATTAATTCCAACTCCCTTACGTCCCCATCTACCACTTCTACCAATTCGGTGAAGATAAGTGTGAACATCCTTTGGAACATCAAAATTAATAACAGTACTCACTTGCTGTACATCAATTCCTCGTGCGGTGACATTCGACGATATTAAAACACGGCAACTCCCCACTTTAAACTCATTAAAAGCAGAGTCACGTTCTGGTTTGTCCATACCACTATGAATACGGCACACTGGAAAATCATCTTCACGCATCGCCTCATATAAATCGGATACTCGTTTAACACTGTTACAATAAATAATACATTGAGATAACGAAATAAACCCAAAAATATCTTTCAATGTCGCGTACTTTTGTCTATCATCATCAACCGCAACAAAATATTGTGAAATTCCCTCTAAAGTTAACTGCTCGGTTTTTACACTAATTTTAACGGGATTTCGCATTATTTTATCGGTAATCGCATAAATATTTTCATGTAGGGTAGCACTAAACAAAGCCACTTGAATATCATTGTTAAAATATTGGAAAATATTGTAGATTTGTTCTTTGAACCCTGCAGATAACCACTCATCTGCCTCATCAATAACCAGCAACTTAATTTTCTTAGTTGTAATTGTATCACGTCTCATCATATCATAGACGCGTCCAGGGCATCCGCAAATGATGTGAGGTGCGGTTTTCTTTGAAAAAATCGAATTACTGTCATCAATGGACTGACCCCCAAATAAAGTTTGAACTCTAAGCCCCTCCATCATCTCTCCCAAACATGTAACTACCTGTGCGGTTTGGCTAGATAATTCTCGTGTTGGAGACAACATTAAAACCTGAGTCTCGTTTTGGTTTAAATCTATAACAGCCAACGCGCCCACTGAAAACGCGGCGGTTTTTCCAGTACCGGATTGTGCCTGAGCAATTATATCTTTACCGAGAATAATAGGCTTGATTGCTTTTTTTTGAATAGGGCTTGGCTTTTCATA